CTCTCGCGCGCTCGCCGAGCAGATGGCAAAACAGGAGCGGCTTCTGTTTCACGAGGGACTGCTCAAGACTGGGATCAGCCAGACCACTATCGACCGCCTCCGCGTGATGGAGGACATGGCGCCCAACGCCGGGAAGTTCCTCGTGGCGTCGGTCTCCATCACGCATCGCATGATGGTCGTCATGTCCGTGGCGCTCTTCCAGGAGGTAGAGCGAATCAAAAGGGACTACCTCGATAACGCCACGCTGGACGACGAGATGAAAATACAGTGGCAGAAAGCCTACAACGAAATCTGCGATCTGCTCGGGAAGACCTACGACCGCACGCTAATCGGGACGCAGGCGATGGCGAAGCTGCTCGGCACCGACAAGGGCGAGGATCGCGAGCGCAAGGCGGGGTTCACGCCGCTTAAGCGGCCGGGCGGCAAGGGGGACAAGTCGAATGGTTAAGCTCAAGAAGGACGTCACGAAGGGACTCGAGAACCTTGTCTCGGAGCCTCCGCCGCCACCGCCCAAGAAGCGGAGTCGCGGCAACTCCGAGGGGTGGGCCCCGATCCTGACGCCGAAGCAGCAGGAGGCGTTTGATTCCCCGTTCTTCTACGTCCTGGCCTATGGTGAGAAAGGCTCGGGCAAGACGATCGGCCTCCTTCATAAGCTGGTTCGACACTGCTACGAGAACGAGAATGCGCTGGCGCTGATCCTCGTCCGCGTGAAATCGATGGCGACGAAGGGTGGCGCGTGGGACAAGCTGACGAATCACATCCTTCCACGCTGGCGGGACGGCAACATCGAGCCGCCATTCATCGATGACGGCAAGGGCGACGTCATCCCCAACCCGCACGCCGGAGAGAGAATCGACGAAGGCCTCGGCATCGAGTTCACGGACGTCAAATTCGACTCCCAGCACAACGAATACATCTGGATCGAGAACCGCCACGGCGGCTGGTCGATGGTCGTGCTCGTCTCCGCGCCCCATGCGAATCAGTTGCGCGACCGCATGCGCGGCTACGAGCCCTCGTTTGCGCTCGTGGACGAGCTCACGAGCTGCGATTCCCGCGAGTATCTGCAGGCGGTGGCGATTCAGGTCGGCCGGCGCGAGGGGATCGAGGGTCCGCAGCAGTATTGCGCCGCCTGCAACCCGGAGGGGCCGTCCCATTGGGTCTACAAGACGTGGTGGGAGGAGGCATACAACCCGGCGACCGACGAGTGGGACGAGGACTACCACAAAATCCACGTCCCAATCTCGGATAATCGGCTGAATCTGCCGTCTGGATACATCAAGAACCTCGAAAAAATCTACCGGAACGACCCGATCGAGGCCGCGCGCATGCTGCGCGGCGAGTGGATCGACCGCCCGAGCGGGTCGGCGATGTTTTTGGACGTCTGGTCCCCGAATATCCACGTCATCCCGGGGCCGACATCGCTCGAGCGCATCCTCCCAGTCCACGGATACCCGATCATCATCGGCATGGACCCCGGCGCCGCCAACAACGCGTTCATTTTCATGCAGTGGGTGCCCTACAAGGGGCAGATGGTGTGGCTGGTCTTCGACGAAATGGTCTATGTCCAGCGCCGGATCCGATACAGCCTGCTCGTCGGCGCGCTGATGCGCCGAATCAAGTTCTGGAACGACGTCATCTACGGCCCGAACTCGGAATTGTCGCAGTCGGAAGGCAAGTCCGAGCTTCTAGCCGCGGTGGCGGGCGTGCCGGTGGCTCGTCGCAAGTTTCAAGTCGTCTACGTCTCCGACAATTCCGCGTTCAACCAGTATCGCGCAGCCGGCGGGAGTTACGACGTTCTGGATTTCGAGCGATTCGCCAACAATGCCGAGCCCGGGGCGGTCCCGCTCCACAAGCAGCTCGGCTTGGATCGCATGCGGGTCGTCGCCGCGCCGAAATTCTCCGGCTCCGTGCTGCAGCGCGGCCGCCTTGTGATGGACGCACTCGGCGGAACGCAGCTTCTCGTCTCCGCCGGGTGCCCGAAGGTGGTCGCGATGTTCAATCACCTCGAGTCGGAGCCGCAAAAGGCCAACCAGCCTCACGATCCCGAGCTTGCGCTCACCCCGCGGCGCTCGCCGCACCTCCACGTCTATGACGCCCTCTGCAATCCCATCCTTACTGCATCACTTTCGCCGCAACTCCTGACGCCGCGGCCGGACTCGGGGCAGGAGATGTTCAGAATTGGGTCTTGACGGGCAATTTTGTAACCTAAAAACACGAGTCACACTCCCCAACCACTATGAGCAGCAAACCGCAGCGCATCGCGCTCGATCTGGAGCGCAACGAAGAGGTGGCACGCATCGCGGCCGACCTTAGCCCAGGGCAGACCATCAATGCGAAGCTGTCCGTCGTGGCCGTCGACGAGAAGACGCTGACCGTCGAGCTCGTCGAGATCGATGAGCCCGGCGCCGAAGCCTCCGGCGAGAAGGAAGCCGAGGCCGAATCCGCAGATGACGAGGCGGGTCTCGGCGGGTGAGCAACTTCCCGCCAATTCTGCCCAACCGGCGTTCACCGGCAGCGACCCCCGCGAGCCTTCTCATCGATCTGCGCTATGCGAAGCTCGGCATCATCGCCCGGTGGTCGTGGGACCGATACATACGCCTTGCCGCGTTCCTCAACTACACCCCCGCCGAGCTGGCGTCCGTCGTCGCCCTGCCGCACCGCAAGCTCAAAGCCATTGAGGCCGGCACAATGCGCTTCCCCGGCTCAACCGCCCTTGTCCTGACCCTCCTCGAGGCGCAGGCCATGCGCAACTACTCGACGGACATCATCCCCCAGCCGTTCCCGACCAATGATTCACCGAAAAGTCCTTGAGCAAACCGGCTGCACCGCCGAGCGTATCCGCCAGATCGCTACCGCCGAGCCCGGCAAGCCCGAGCACAAGATTCGGCAGCGCTGGGAGAAGCTGATCCAGTCCCGCATCACGGACGGCGTCGCTTCGTGCGTGAAACACTCGCGAATCCCGCAGGCCGTGGACATGGCGTGGGATTCTACCCCAATCCAGAAGCAGACCATCCCGCTTCTTCTCTACGCACAGGGGAAAATCGACCTCAGCACCCTTGGCGGCGCGCTGAAACAGGCCGGCTGCGCGAGCGAGTATCTGCGCGAGGTCGAGGTCAAGGACAAGGAGGGGAAAGTCACGGGCAAGGAGATGAAGCTCGACCTTCCGCGCCTCTACGAGGTGTCAATCAACCTCATTCGCTCCTATGTAACGCGGCGCCTGGCATCGCAGACCGCCCGATTCTCGAATCTCTGGCCGTATTTCAAATACGAGCCGCGCGGCGTCGACCTCGTCTCGAAATTGCGCGCCGAAGCGCTCTCCGAGCGCGTCGACGTGATGGCGAACCAATACAACTACCGGCACTTTTTCCCGCAGACATTCCGCCATCAGTTTCTCTACGGCCGATCCGTCATCTTCGCCCGATCCGCGTGGGACAAGGTCGAGCAGTGGCGGCCGAAGAACCCGGACGCGCCGGTCGGTGAGCTCGAGATCGAGAGCTACGTTGAGCGCGAGGGCATCGACCCTGTTGCGCCGCACATTACGCGGGTTTTCGCCGACCGATCCGCGCCGCTGGCGAACATCAACACCAATACCGGCCCGAGCTACATCGCCTACTGGGACATCATCCCGTTTCGCGATGTCGACTCCAGCACCTACTACAACAAGGACTGCATCACCGCCGGAGCGGAACTGGCCGACCTCATCACGAACCACTCGACCTACTTCGGTCAGTATTTCGACCCCAAGGTCATCAAGCTCCCCGAACTCAAGCCGAACCCCGCGGCCGCAAACGAGCGGCTGGCGAACGTCGCGACCTACAACTCGGCGGAGTGCGACAAGGGCGTCTTGGTCACGCAGTATTACTGGCGGATCAATCCCAAGCATGAGGGCGTTTCGGACACGCTGAACACCGAGGTATGGATGCGCCTCGCGGTCGCCGGCGACAACACCATCATCGGCGGCGAATTCCTGACGACTTCGATCCCCGCGTGCTACGGCGGCCTCAACGAGAACGACGATCGCGAGATCAACCCGTCGATGGCGTCGGAGCTGATGGCGATCCAGGATCAGCTGACGAACATCTGGTCGCAGATGCTCATGAACATCCGGGCCGGCATGCTTCAGATTTGGGCCATCGATCAGGACGTGCTAGAGCCCGAGATGAAGAAATTCATCCGGGATACGCTGAAGTCGAAAGACTACTATTCCGAGCCCCAGGCATTTTTCTTCTCCGGCGAGAAGCTGCGCAACCTCGGCGTCGCCAACCCGGCCGACAATCCGCGCGCGTTCCTCACCATCATCCAAGCCAACGTCCAGACGTCGATCGAGACGTCCATGAGGGCGGTCGGCGAGCTGCTGAACATGGCGGACCGGCTGCTCATGGTTTCGCCCAACGAAGGCGGCCAGCCCAACCCGCGCGAGGTCGCCGCTCGCGAGATCACCGAGATCTCCACGACCACGGACACGATCCGCACATTCGTCTCCGACGGCATCGACGAGCAGCGCGCCGCGTTCAAGCGCATGGTCTACGAGTCTCTGGTGTGCGAGTCCACGCAGACCGTGCGCGTTCCGGTCATGGGGCGCTACACGCTCGCGACGATCCGGGAGGCGGGATTCGACGTCCCGAACACCCGCGCGTCCGACGCCGAGATCATCCCGCTCAAGACGCCGATCATGGGCAAGGCAATGAATCTCGTCTTCGATTACTACTTCGACAGCCGCGACGGCGGCGACCGGCCGCTCAATTCCCAAGGCGCAAACATCATGGGCACCCTTCTGGGGCAGTTCATGCAGGTTGAGCCCATCGCGCGAGCGTTCGGCAAGCGCCGGCTGTTCGAGTGGACGAACGAGATTGTCCGCATGTCGGGCGCTCCGATCGACCTCAAGTTCGAACTCGAGGACGGCGAAGCCGACGACATCGTCGGCGACACGCAGCTCGCCGAAGTCACGGCACGACTGCAGCGCATCGAGGAATTCTTGGCCGGCCAAGGCGCCGCCGCCGCGCCCGCCGCACCGACGGCAACCCCTTCTTCCGCACCTGCCCCCGCATCGCCGGCCGCCACCGACGGAGCACAGCTGCCCGCCGAAGCGGCGGCGCTCGGAGTCTAAGCCCATCCTTCCACCATGAGCAAACCCACCGAAACACCCGCTGCCGGCTCCGGCGGCGCACCCGCAGCACCCGCCGCCGGCGGCCAAGGCCAAGACGGCGACGATCAGATGTTCCAGCTGCTCTACGCGGCCGCGAGCGAAGCCCCGGCCAAGTCCGAAGAAGGCGACCCCGCCGACACTCCCGCAGGCGACACGCTGCTCGGCGCGATCAGCAAGCCGTCCGACGGGCCGAAGGGCGGCGACGCCGACGCCGACGCCGAGAAGAAGGCTGAGGAAGAGGCCGCGGCCAAGAAGAAGGCCGAGGACGAGGCTGCCGCGCAGAAGAAAGCGGAGGAAGATGCCGCCGCGGCCGAAGCCGCGCTCGACCCGGTCAGGGTCCGCCGGAAGCCCGCGCCGCCGCCCACTGCTCCTGCTGCCGCGGCGGCCCCCGCAGCCCCCAAGGCCGAGGAGAAGACCGACCAGCAAAAATGGGAGGAGTCGCTGCTCGATGAGGAGCGCGATCAGCTCGAGCTCGCGCGCTTCGCCGAGAAGGACAATCCGTCGAAATACGCCGGGTTTGCCGCCAAGACCGAGAAGTATCTGAAGGAGCACGCCGCGTATCTCGAGAAGAACCCGGGCGCAACCGAGCCTGGCTCCGACGCCGCGGCGGCCTACGAGCAATGGCTCCAAAAGCACAAGCCGAGTCTCAGCCCCGCGGAAGGGCGCCGCCTCGAGGTTCGCCGCGAGGCGAATCGCATCGCCGACGAGAAGCTGGCCGCGAGCAAGACGGAGATCGAAGCCCTCCACGAAGAGACTTTCCGCCGCGACGCCGAGCCGAAGGCGAAGAGCGAGGCCGATGCCTTCTTCCGGGACGCGGCCGACTTTGCGATGCCGGAGGATCTGGCGAAGCTCGCGAAGGAGAAGGGGCTCGCGGAGGCGAAGAAGGCGTTCCCGATGGAATACCGCATCGCCGGCGAGGTGCTCAGCGACGCCGCGGATCAGGTCGAAGAGCTCATTCGCATCACGACGAAGAACCCGCGCACCAATCGCCCGCTCGTCGCCTACGACCCGAACAACAAGAAGCACGCGGCGATTCTCACGTTCATCAACACGCAATGCAATGCGTTCAAGAACGGGGTCCCGGGCGAGCCGCCCGCACAGCGCGCAACCCGTCTTCGTGCGCAGATTCGGGACGGCAAGCGGTTCGCGACGCGCATCGAGTATTACAGCATGCCCGAGGACCAGCGCGCGCCCTACTGGACCTTCTCCCGCGAGGACTTGATCTCCATGAAGAGATTCGAGGCGAAGCACACGATCGCGTCTCGCATCGAGGCCGAGACGAAGCGCCTCGAGGCCGAAGGCTTTGTTCGGCGCCGTCCCGAATCCGCGGCCGCGCCCGGCCCCTCCGGCGGCGGCGCCCCTCCGGCTCCTCGCCCCGGCCAGATTCCCGCCGGCGACGGCGCCGCACCGTCTGGCGGAGCGATGGAGCGTGAGATGAACCTCATCTACGGGGCGGGCGAATGACCGCCGTCGATGTAATCCCGCCCGTGCTCGCGCAAGCGGCCGGGCGGCGCGTGCTCGCCGACCAATCCGTGCGCAACTACAACTCGGGCATGCTCCGCATGGGCGGCGACATAGTCCTCGCGACGCGCACGTTCAATCACTCGACCCACCGGTGCGACATCGTGATCCGGCGCATCCGCGACTTCGCGACCGCCGATATTTACACCCCCGAGACCATCGTCGTCCTGGACCTGCCGCGCGCACACGGCATGGAGCATTTCGAAGACGCTCGGCTGTTCCTCCACAACGGCAAGATCCACATCGCCTACACCGAGGGACACTACTACCAGAGTCCGACGGTCGAGATTCAGCAGCTCGCCGTCCTCCGCGAGGACTTTACGGTCGAGCGAGTGGTGACGATCCCATTCGGATCAAACACGGTGGGGCGGGAAAAGAACTGGCAGTTCTTCTCGCACGATGGGCGGCTCCACTTCGTCTACTCCATCGAGCCGCATGTGGTCGTGTCGCTGGACGACAACTACGGCATCGATCAGGCATACATCACTCCGCCCGCGCTGGAGTTTCCACTTCGCGGAGGAACGCCGCCAGTGTTCGCCGGATCGATGTTTGTCACGTTCCCGCACTTCCACCTGCCGCACCCCGAGCGGTCGAGGCGCTACGCCTTCTCCGCGCTGTGCTTCTCGCCGGTCCCTCCGTTTGCGGTGGTCGGAGTGACGGACCCTATCGTGGTCGCGAGCGCAAATGATCCAACCCTCCCCAATCCGGCATACCCGCACTGGATCCCGATCGTGGTCTTCCCATGCGGCGCGTTCTCGGACGGGAAGGCGTGGCACGTCTCGGCCGGCATCAACGACAGCTACGACGTCATCTTCGAAATTCCGGAGACGAGTCTTCGATTCGCGCATGTCCCGCAGCACTCCGTTCCAACCCGCCATGCGTGACGACTACGCACAAGTTCACGCTCGCCGATTCGATCTCTCGCTCGAGTGGCTGAAGCCGCACATCAACAGCAGCAGTATCGTGCTCGATGCCGGCGGCATGTCGCCGTTCTCCGACATGATCGCCCCGCTCGTCGCCAGATTGAGCGGGGCCCCGCAGGACCTTCGCTACGGATTCAGGGATCGTGAGCACGACTTCTTTGATGCCGTCCTCTGCATGGAGGTTATCGAGCACATCGCGGACCAGGACGGGCTTCATACCGAGTGGGCCGGTGACGGCGTGCATGCGATGCTTCGCGGCGCCTTCCGCGTCCTGAAGCCTGGCGGCATCCTGTTCCTCACGACACCCAACGCGGCCAGCATCACCGCCATTCACCACGCCCTCCGCCTCGCCCCGCCGATGATCTACCGGCCGCACGTCCGGGAGTATGCGCCCTACGAGCTGGACGAGCTGGTCCGCTCCGCAGGGTTCGTGATCGAGCGGCGCGAGACGCTGGACGTCTGGCTGAACGCGATCCTGCCGTCCGAGCACGAGGCGATCTCTCGGTTCATCTTCAACGCCGGCTACCCCGAGGAACTGCGCGGCGAGGACATCTTTCTGCTGGCGCGGCGCCCATTTTCGTAATCGCAAATCGAAGGCGCTTTTAGCGGCGGGGCAAAGAACTGCCGGATTTTCTCGGCAGTTCGGATTCGGATGGGTGCGAGGTGTTACCTGTGGAGCGAGGTAACAACGCAATCCCAAACCATGAAATTCCTTCGCTCCCGTAAGTTCGCGGCCATCGCCATCGCGCTCGCCGCCGCCGTCGGTCTCGGCACCGGCAATCTCCTTGCTGGCCTTTCCGTCTATCTCGCCGCCAACATCGCCGCGCTCCACGCGTCCGGCGCCTTCTCCATCGAGCACTTCGCCCGGCTCGGCGCGCTGGCCCCCGCCTGCACCCCGCGCGTGATCCCCGTAAGTTCGGCGTGCGGCTGCACGCTGACCGCGACCAGTATCCGCGGGCTCACGCCGGGCGAGCTGGAAAATCTGGCGAACAAGGAGATCGACCTTGCCCGCGTCGTGCTGAACGCCGCCGAGGCCAAGATGCTCGGCGTTCAGGAGAACGGACTCGCGACCTTCCTCCGCTCCACGATCAAGAACATCAAGCCGAAGCTGGGTCAGACGAAGGTCGACGAGCAGTCGATCGTCCTTCCCTACATCCAGCGCACGCAGCGGAGCCACATCAACGCCTCGTATTTCACGATCGAGGGCGGCGTTGCGCATCCGGGCGCCGGCTCCAACGGCGTTCCTGCCTCGGCGTGGAACCTTACGGTCAACCTCGGCTCCTCGTGGCTCAAAACGGACCTCTCGCAGATCCAGCGCTACTTCCAGCCCGGCAAGACCCTGATCGTCCTCACGTGGGATGCGACCAACACGAAGAATGCCCGCACCCTCGTCTTCACGATCATCTCCGCGGTCAACGCCGACTCGGGTGGCGTTTCGAAGGCGACGGTCACCGTCCAGCCGAACATCACCGACGCCGGCTTCCTCGCCCTCGCCGACAATGCGGCCGGCCGCGGCGCCTACCGCCCGACCTTCGGCGTCGCGCAGACCGGCGCGAACTCCATCAGCAACCGCGAGTCGTGGTGCCACGAGCCGCCGGCTGACCTCAGCCGCAAGATCATCGTCAACTGGCTCCAGACCTCGCGCACCTCGCGCTGCGTCGACGAGACCTACCTCAAGACGCTCGACGCGATCATGAAGGGCAAGGTCAACCCCTACCAACAGGGGTTCGTCTGGTCCCCGCTCGCCGAGCAGAACAAGCGCAAGACGCAGATCGAGGACGACGAGTGGTTGCGCTCGGTGTTCTTCGGCCAGCGCATCAACGAGAAGCAGACGGTCGAGACCTACGACCAGTTGCCCACCGTTGCCGACGTCGGCGATCCGAGCTGCCCGCTCGAATACAAGGCGAACGCGCTCGGCTTCTTCCAGATCCTGACGGAGTGCAGCCGCGTCGTCGACCTCAACGGCAACGCGCTGAACCTGGATTACATCTTCCAGCAGCTCTACTACCTGAAGCGCCACCGCGAGGCCGACGGCGACAAGATCGCCGTGATCGACTCGCTCACCGACCGCTGGACGGCCGCGAAGATCTACGACGCGATGTCCCGCTACTATCGCGTCCGCTACAACGTCGAGACGCAGCGGCACGCCAAGATCGGCGAGACGCTGACCCACGAGGGCATGGTCCTCTTCAACTACAACATCTACGACCTCCCGGATACGGGCGTGAAGTGGGCCGTGTTCCACGACCCGTTCTTCGATGACCACCTGACCCAGTTCCAGCAGACGATCAGCGGCCAGGACTTCAGCTCGCGCGGCCGGAATCTGTGGTTCCTCGACTTCAGCGACATGAGCATCGGCGTCGGCAAGACGATGTCCGTGCGCCGCAAGTCGCCGAACGAGGAGACCAACGCGCTCTACAACTGCGTGATGGTCGCCAACCACAAGGAGTTCCAGCTCCGCTCGACGCAGTGGACGGCCATGCTCGACCGCCCGCAACGCCACCTGCTGATCCACAACTTCAGCGGCGCGTGCCCGACGGTCACCGCTCAGTCCGACTGCAGCGCCATCAGCTAACCCGCACCCACGGGTTAGCCTCCACCGATGCGCTACTTCAGGACATCCAACGCGACTCGCCAGTATCAGGCTGGCGAGTTCAACTTCACCTTCGAGCCAGTCGAGAATATCGGTGGAAGCTGGATCGGGCTGCTGGCGGTGGACAACTCGTCCGCCGCCAGCCAGCTCGCCGCCGCCGGCATCCCGCAGATCGAGGAGATCTCGAAGGACGACTACGAGGCTGTAAAAAAAAAGCCTCCGCAATCGAATCCGCATTTGCGCGAGCAGCTGCAGCAGCCGCTTCCGCAACGCCCGCAGCCCGCTGCGGCTCCTGCGGCACCGGCCAATACATCGCCTTCCAGTGAAGCCGTCGGCGTCGAGCTCAAGAGCGCACGCCTCGACGTGCCCGACGAGCTGAAGCTGGCAACCGACTCGCCCAAGCCGAAGAAGAAGTGACCTGGTCCGAATTCAGCACCGAGCTTGCAGCCTTCCTGCACACCGACGGAACGCGCCGAGGCATCGAGGCGTTCCGCGCGGCGCAGGTGCGGGCCGCGCTCGCGGACCTCGGCGCCTACATCGACGAGTATGCAACCGGCACGCTGACCTACGCGAACGGCGATCACACGCCGTTCGACACGGAGACCGCCGAAGCAGTCGCCGACTTCGTGCGGTCGCGCATCGCTCGCTCGATCAGCAACGACCCCGCTCTTTCGCAGTCCTACTACGGCTCCTACCTGAATCTCCGCCGGCGCCTGTTCCTTCGCATCAAGGAGAACCGCTACCCGGAGCTCCGCCCCTACGTCGGCAAGCCCTTCGTTCTCGCCGTCACGGTGAAGCGCAACCACGCCCCCATGCCGCTCGACGGCGAGGTCTGGTTCACGGTGAAGCAGTTCGCCGGCGAGGCCGACAGCGAAGCCGTCATTCAACTCAACCGCGCCTCGGGCCTCGACGTCACGAACCCCGCCCAGGGCAAGGTCACTCTGATCCTTTCGGCCGACGACACGGCCAAGCTCATTCCCGGCGAGCGGTATGTCTGGGAGTTTCAGGTCATCGACGAGGCTGGGCACGCGATCATCCCGGACAATCTGTCCGGTTCGATGTTGCCACGCCAACCCGTCACCATTCAGTAACCTCAACAAATAGGTAACACCATGCCAACCGGCCGATACACCGACTACCTCGCCAACAAGCTCCTCGATCACGTCTTCGGCGGCGGGGACTTCACCCGTCCCGCAACGCTCTACATAGGCGGCCTCAAGGCCGGTGACGTCGAGGTGAGCGGCGGCAGCTACGCCCGCGTTGCCGTCACCAACAACGGCACGAACTTCCCCGGCGCCTCCGGCCGCGCGAAGGCCAACGCCAACGCCATCCCCTTCGCCACCGCGACGGCCGACTGGGGCTTCATCGAGGCGATCGGCATCTACGACGCCAGCTCCGGCGGTAACCTCCTCGCCAAGGTCCCGCTCGCCGGTCCGTTCAAGAACGCCACCGCGGCGGCCGCGACGGACGTCGTCACGTCTGCCAGTCACGGCTTCGCCGACGGCCAGCGCGTGCGCGTCGAGGCGATGGCGGGGCTCTCGCTCCCCGGCGGCCTTGCGGCGAACACGACCTACTGGATCCGCGACGTCACGACGCACACGTTCAAGCTGGCCGCCAGCTCCGGTGGCGGCGCGATCGATCTCAGCACGGACGCCGCGATGTTCGTCCACCCCTACAAGGGCCGCGACGTCTTCGCCGGCGACACCCTGTCCTTCGGCGCCAGCGACCTGGCGATCTCGCACGACTGATGCCTGTCTCGGGCACAGTTCGGCAGGTCTTCCTGCGCTGGGTTTCGGCCGGCAGCAGCCTGTGCGCGGGGGTTCGGATCGCCGCCACCGGCGCCGTCGCCCGCGTGGTCGGCTCGGTCCTTCGGGCGTCGGCCTCGGCTACGGCTTCGCCTCGTGCGACGATCGCTCCTGGCGGAGTGCCGCTGCGCGCCGGTGCGGTCGTCGGGGTTTACCCCCGGCACGCCAAGCCGGTCATTGCGGCGGTCGCGATCCGGGCGGCAATCACGGCCGCTCCCGACCGAACGCTGCGCATCGGAGGCCGGATCGCGCCGAAGGTCATCGCCGCGGCTTCGCCGCTCACCGCGCGCCGCGCATCGGGTATCGGAGTCGCCGGCGTTCAGGCCGGCGCTTCGCCTCGAGCTGCAGTCGGGCCTGGCGCCCTTCGGACCGCGCCGCGCGTCGCTATCACCGCCGCCTCGGACCGCACTGCCCGAACCGGCGCCGCGCTCAAGTCGGGCGCGACTCTCTTAATCACCCCAGGCCAGGTCGTCGGACGCTTCGGTGGCGTCGTGGCCCTTCGATCCAAGACCACCGTCACGGCGGACTCCGCGGTGAGTTCGCTGCGCATCACCTCCGCCGGCGACGTGCGAGTCACGTCGACCGGTGATCGCCGCATCCGCTGGGAGAAAGTCTGAACATGGCTGACAAACGCATCATCGAACTCGGCACGACCGGAGCCCGCCCAAAGAGGGGCGCGTTCATGGAGACGGACCACGCGACGGAAGGGTCCCAGAAGCTCGACCTCGGGTTTTTCGACGACCACGTCAACCCCCGCGCCACCCAAGGCGCGCTGGCGTTTGATGGGACGACAGGCAGTCGAGTCTACGCCACCCTCACGAACCAGCTCGTCGGCTCCGACTCCTGCGCCGTTGTCGTAAAAGCCGGCATCCCGCTAGCTGCTCCCTCAAATTCCCGTTCGATTGCTGCCCTCAGTTCTTCTAACTCGGCGACGAACGTGGCTGAAACTCTTACTCTTGACGTTCTCAGCAGCGGGGCGCTGGCCGTAGCACTCTACGGTCCGTCAGGGGCTCACTACCGGGCTCACTTCTACAACAATTTCATCGCCACGTATGGCGGAAAGGTCGTTGTCTTTGCATTCGTTCGAGACGCGACCGCGGGAACGGTCACGCTCTACATCAACGGAACTGCGCAGACTCCGAGCAGTTCCACCACCAGCGGCGCCTCAGCTCCCGCGTGGACCGGGACGATCACAAACACCTACATGGTGCTCGGCACGCTCCTCAGCGGCTACGAATACGCGGGGCTCCGAGTCTTCAGCGTTTCCCTCTACAACCTCGCGCTTTCGCAGGCCGACGTGGCGGAGATTCAGGAACTCGGCGGCGGGGTGCCGTTCCGGTATCAGTTCGGCAGTCAGTCCAACGTCATTGTTGCGGCGCAAGACCGAAACTTCTCCAGCGCCGGCACGGGCAGCTGGACGGTCTTGTTTGGGACCGGGACGGCCGTGGCGAACGCGGCAAACGCGCTGGACATCACGTCCGCTTCTTCCGGCTCTGGAGGCGTCCGAATGGCTGGCGGGTCTTTCCTCGCTTCTCCGGCAAGGACCTATCGGGTTCGTTTCACGCACACGAACATCTCTGGAACGCCCGTGCTTTGGCGCTTTGGCCCGTCTGGCGAACCGAACGAAACCCCTACGCAATTCACGCCCAGCGGCACGCCCACAGCGTTCGACGTAGTGACTACGTGGAGGCAGATGAACGCCGGGTCCAACCTGACGTTCTACGCGCCGGGCGGAAACGGAAGTGTGTTGCGCGTGGATGACATTAGCGTCATCGGACTCGGCGCCGTCGTGCACTACGACGCGGACCTCGACGGCATCGGCTACCAGCTCCACGACCAGAGCACCAACAAGCTCGATGCCGTGATTACGCCGACCGGCGTGAGCTGGACGAAGCCGGCGCGGCGCGGATACGTGCGCGGGACGCTGACGTGGAGCGGCACGCACGAGCCGAAGGGATTGCTGGACGGGCAGCGGTGCTTCCCCAACGAGGCAGTTGTCGAGATGATCACGCTGAAACCGACCGCCGGGAACGCGGGAAGCGGGATGACCATCGGTGCGACCGGAAACGCGACGAGATATACCGGCGGTTCCTACGTCACTTACACTACTGCGAAGAAGGCCATCTTCGGATCGGCGCTTGCCGGTGCGCCAAACCCGGAAGGCACCACCGACAACAACAACACCATGATCTTCGACCCGGATACGTCAAATTATACGGGGAGCATTCAAGTGGAGGCTGGCTATCGAGTGACTGAAGGAGCCCCGTAACATGAGCACCGAACCTCGCATTCTCACCCTCACCGGCACGCCGCATCCGAAGGCGCTCGTGCAGAGCCTCGACCACGCGGCGGGCACGCTCGTCTTCGCGTGGCTCGACGCCGACGGCAAGGAAGTCGACTCCGGCGGCTCCATCGCACGATTCACGCCTCCGGCTCCGTTGCCGCAGGAGGAAGACTACACCGGCCCTGTGCAGTATCCCGAGGTCGACGACGCCGTGCTGGCCGCCGCCATCGAGAACCCGCCGGCTCCGGTTGTTCCAGTTCCGGCTTCCGTCACGCGCCGACAGCTCCTCCTCGTGCTCAACGCCAACGGCGTCACGCGCGCCGCCGTGCGCGCCATGCTCGCCGGCAACGAGGCTGCGCTGATCGAGTTCGATGAGGCGTCGGAGTTTCGCCGCGACCACCCGCTCGTCGGCCAGCTCGGCACCGCGCTCAGCATGAGCGCAGGCCAGATCGACGCCATGTTCGTCAGCGCCGCCTTGCTGTGAAAAAGATCATCCAGCTCTTCGCCGCCGCCCTGTTGCTCGCGCTCTCCGCGTGCTCCGACTCGTCGAAGCCGGCCGTCGCTCCGCGCCCCGTGTTCGTCGCCGAGGCGCAGTCCATCGGCACGTCGATGTTGCCGACCTTCGGAGAAAAGGAGCAGGTCGCCCTCGAGCTGTGCCGAGTCGAGGATCTTGTTCCGGGCAATACGATCATCTTCTGGCACGAGGAGACCCGGCAATTCGTGCATCACAGGCTCGAGCATCGCGACCCCACGACCGGACTGTTCCGCACTCGGGGCGACAACAATCCTAATCACGACCGCGGATTCTTCACGCCGTCGAACTTTGTCGGCCGCACGCATCGCCTCAAAAAATGAAGGCCGCTCTCGCGATCACACTGGTCCTGCTGGTAACCGGCTGCGCCACCACGCAGCCGGCCCGGGGATCGCGCCTGCTCCCGTGGAACTGGTTCTCGTCCGACTCCACCGCCAAGGTCGAGAAGGCGGAAGCGAAGAGCGCCGCCGCCGAGTCGTCGCTGCGGCGCGACGCGCAGCGCAACGCCATCGCCACCGCCGAAGCGATCGCCGCCGAGAAAGCCCGCCAGCTCGCCGCCGGCGGAGTGTCCCGCGAGCTCGAGACGGCGGAGGACTACGCCGGCCGCACGGTCCGCTCGCTCGATGCCAGCGAGGGATTCCTCGCCTTCGACGTCCGGCGCGAACTCTCCGAAATGGTCCGCCTCCGCAACAGCCAGGTGGATGCCGAGCGCACGCGCGGGGACAAGCTGCTCGCCGCGGCTGACAAGATCGCGCAGCGCAGCGCCGAGGACAAGGTCGCCTCTGACGCCGCGATTGCCGCCGCCCACAAGAAGGTCGCGGCCGAGCAGCAGCGCGCCCTCGTCGCCGAGGAGAAATACAACCGGATGTGGTTCTGGATCTACGTCGCCGTCGGCGGGATCGCCTTCCTCAAGGTGCTACCGGTGCTCGCCGCCGCCTTCCCCGCGCTCGCCCCCATCGCGACCGCCGCCGGCTGGATCGAGGCTCCGCTCGTGCAGGCTGGTTACTCTCGGCTGCGCAAGACCGTCGGTGGCCTGATCGCATCGGCCGAAAAGGGCGGGCAGCTCACTGCCGACGCCATCCGCGCCCATCTCGATACGCCCCTCCCGGAGGCCGAACAGCGAGCCATCAAAGCCCACTACCACAAGTCACAGTCATGAGCATCAACGTCGATTTCGGAACCATCGTTCAGTCCCTCGCCCTCGCCGGGATTCTCTACATCGCGCGCACGCTCACCATGATCGACCGCAAGATGGCGGTGATCGAGACGCAGGCCAATGCGAACGAGGCGTTCGGCCGCGAGACGCGCGCCCGCGTCATCAAGGTCGAGGAGCGTGTCGGCGCCGTCGAGATCGAGGTCGCCGGCATCAAGGGTGCCGACAGCAAGTAACCCGCAATCATGGGTTCCGAGACTCCACTCATCACGCCCTCCGCCGGCGGGCGCTACATCACGAGCGAATCGGCCGACACGGTCGGCGCCCTCAACTACGTCGAGAAGGTGAACTTCCGACGGCTCGAGGATGTCGAGGCGCGCCGCGAGGGGTGGACGAAGTTCCGGCCGAACGCATCGCTCCCGCAGGGGACACAGCACCTCGCGATCGACACGGTCACCTACGGCAAGGTGACGCTCATCGCCGAGAACGTGCGCCCCAACAGCGAGCGGTGCGCGATCGCCGCGACGAAGACACACATCTTCCGCTTCAACTACTCGCTCGGCACATGGTCCGTGATCGGCAGCGGCTTCTCTCCGAACGGGCGACGCTGGCAGACTGCTGTCATCAACGGCTGGATCATCTTCAAC